CAGAAGCCCGAGGATGTGGCAGCGAGTTCAAGCCCCCGGTAACCCACTGGGTGGGCGCCGTCTGGAAGGACGGCAAAGGATATTTTCGCGGCGTGGTTGACGCCGCGGCCAAGGACCTGAAGCGCTGGATCAAAGCCAAACGCATCAACCAAGTGTCTATCTTTGGCCTGCCCAAACTGGTGAAGGCGGCCGGAGAGACCGACGTGGTGGACTACATGCCCCTGTCAATGGACTGGACCCCCCTGGACCGGGCGGGAATGCCCACGCGCATCGTAGCTATTGGAGAGATGGACCAGATTATAGGAGGTGTCGAAACTGTGACTTATCAGGAAATGCTGGCCATGCTGAAAAAAATGCTGGCCAACAAGGAGATCACCATGGGGCAGCTGGCCGGTGAAATGGGCTGGACGGCCCCGGCGCTGGCCGGCGAACTGGACGCCAAGTGGCTCCAGGAGACCAAAAACAATTCGGAAGTGCTGGAAAAGGTCCGTGAGGCCCTGGGGGTGACCGGGGAGATGGACCTCCTGGCCAGGGCCAAGGAAGCCGCCGGCGCCCTGGAGGAAAAGAAAAAGGCCGGCCAGGCCGAACTGATTGACCAGGTAATCAAGGAAAAGGTCAGCGGGGAGATCGCCCAGTCCCTGGTTAAAAAGATGCTGACCGTGCCGGAGGGCGCCACCAAGGAGCAGCTGGCCGGGGAGATTGACAAAGTTCTGAACGACCAGACCCTGAAGGACGCTCTGAGCAAGCTGCACATCGACCGGCCCGCCCTCACCGGCGGAACCCAGAAGCCCCAGACATCCGGTAGCATGCTGGCAACCAGGAAGGTGACCTTATGAGCCTGGTCAGGTTTAATCCCCAGTCCCAGTCCTTTGTCAGCCAGGGCGCCGGCGGCAAGTTTGAAAGCCGGCCGGTCAGCCGCCAGGGCATCGTCAGGAACACCCCGGCGCCGCAGCCCGGGCCGAAGGTGCTGTCAGCCGGGAAGCCGGCTGCGCAGCCGGTGCAGGTATTAAGTTGAGGAGGTAATGAGCATGGGCAGAAAAGTCAGTGACGGTAAATCCGTCAAGGTCAGCGTGCCGGTGAGCACGGTAATCACCCGGGGAAATTTCTATCTGCTGGACGGCTTTCTGGGCCTGGCGGTGCAGGGTCTGGAAACCGACGCCGCCGGAAAGGTAATCAGCTTTAACGGCACCGTGGTGCCGGCCGGGACCGTAGCTGCGGAAATAACCCTGAATATTGAGGCCGGTGAGTATGAGACCAGCCAGATCGACGTGGCGGATGCTTTTGCAGCCGGCGCCAAGGTCTACTGGGACGCCGCCAACAGTCGTTTTACCACGGTGGCCGCCGATGGGGTCTTCTGCGGCGTGGTCACCCAGGAAAAGGACGCCAACGATGTCATCTGGTTCTGGTTCGCTCCGCAGCAGTCTGCCTTTGAGCAGGCTACCACAGTTGCCGCCGTGGCCGCAGTTGACGGCGTAGCGGCCGCCGGCGCCAACCCCACCAAGGCCGAGTTTGACGCGGTGGTTACCCTGGCCAACGAGTCCAAGGCCCAGCTGAATGCAGCCCTGGCCGCCCTGAAGGCTGCCGGCATGATGGCCAACTAATTTTGGGAGGTGCGAAAGTGTATAAGGTTTACAGCGTTGAAACACTGCTGGCGGAGCGCCGGGCCAGGGACGTCGATACCCTGGTCCCCTACACCCTCAACGGTGAACTGAGGGAAATCGCCAAGAAGATTGTCAAGGGCGAGATGGAAGTTTTTGAGTTTCAGCGACCCCTGGGTGAAATGATTACCACCCCGGCCGGCCTGGAAAACATCGTGCAGAAGTCGGTCATCGACCTGGAGCTGGGCCGCGAGAATGTTCCCCTGCTCTATACACCCATTTATCGCCGGGTGGAGGACGCCAATTTCACCCAGTTTATTGATGTGGCACCCTTCACCGGGGTGAATGTTATTTTCGTCGAGCACATGGAACTTGAGGAAGTCAAATTCGGCAGCCGCAAGATCGGCGCCAAGGACACGGTGCCCATCGTTACTTATGCCGCAGGCCTGCAGTGGACCGAGGACATGGTGCTCTACGACAAAACCTGGGAGATTGCTGAGGCCAACCGGTCTTTCGGCGAGGCCTTCAACGCCCTGCTGAATCACATTCACCTGAACCCCATCACCGGTTACGCATATGCAGCCAAGAACAAGACCGCTGCCGACGCCACCGGGGCCACGGCCATGGAAAAACTCCGCAACACAATCAAGGCCGGCCTGGTCCACGCCGCCCAGGACAAGAACACCGACACCAGGAGCCCCCGCCGCCCCAACATCCTGCTGGCCCACTCCTCCCGGCGCTGGGACATTGAAGAGTGCCTGCAGCGCATGCAGATCGGCGGCAGCGTTTATCCTGCAATCAGCCAGATCGATATCCTGATATTTTACGATGGCTGGAGCACCGTGGTTGGAGAGAAAACTTACGAATACTCCGGGGTGAACACCGGCAAAGCATATCTCATCGAAGGCCAGAAGTACTTCAGGGAATTGATCAAACACGATTTGCGCATTGACGCATCCGGGGCGGACATATCCAGGCTGGTGGAAGACGCCATGGTGGGCCGGGCGCGCCGGGGCGTGATTGCCTCCCCGGCCAATGCAGTGGAAGAACTCACCCTGCCGGCTTAAATGCCTGGGGGTAAAAAGCAGTAAGGCGGTGATAAGATGATCCCCACCCCTGAATTGAGGACCAGGCTGAGGAAGTACCTGAACGAGATGATCCCCGTCGGGAAGACCGACGCCGACACCAGGTTCCTTGATGCGGAGCTGGACGAACTACTTACCGAGGCGGAAAATGTATACCAGGCCGCCGCTAAGGGCTGGGTCATCAAGGCCGGCCTGCTGCAGGGCGACATCGAGAGCTACAGCGTGGGCCAGGAAAAATATGATCTGTCATCGCTGAAAGACCAGCTGGCCCACGCCCTGGCCATGGCGAAACAGTACGCCGCCCTGGCCGGGGAAAGCAGCAAACCAAACTCCGGCGTTATTCTAAAGCTAACCAGGCCGGAGGTGATCTGATGCCGGACCTGGTGACCATGCGGCGCAACAACACCATCTGGTCCATCAGCCAGAACCCGGTGACAATCATTATAACCAGGACGGAAAAGATTGCTACGGAGGGCCGCTTTGCCGAGAACACCTCGCAGGTCGGCCCCCTTACCGTCCGCATATTCCAGGCCGGCGAGGGCGAAAAGGCCAGGACTGAAAGCCAGCTGGCCGGCATCAAGGGTATTGAAAGCGGCTGGGGACTGCTGGCCGACTGGCAGGCCGATCTGCGCACCGGCCCCAACGTCCGGGATGAATTCGAGGTTCCCGGCCTGGGGCTTTTTGTAGTCAAAGCTGTGTATCCACAAAAAAGCCAAGGGCAGTTGGTGGGCTATCAGGCGGAACTGGAGAAGGTGATCTGATGGGGCCGGATCTGGAGCGGAAAGTGGAAGAATATATGAGGCGCAAGCTGGCCGGGCTGCACATGCTGCTTGAATCCTGGGCCGGCACCCTGGAAGGCTACGCCAGGGAAAACGCACCCTGGAACGATCAGACGGGTCATGCCAGACAGTCCATCCACGCCGGCGTGGAGGTGAAAAGTGACAACTACCACCTATACCTGGCTCACGGCATGGAGTACGGGCCGTACCTGGAAACAGGCACGCCGCCCCACATTATCAGACCCAGAAAAAAGAAGGCGCTGTACTGGTTCGGGGCCTCCCACCCGGTGAGGCAGGTGCGTCACCCGGGGACGAAAGCCCAGCCTATCATAGAACCAACGTTGGAAACCCACATTGACCGCATCAAAAAGACAGTACTGGACTACTGGGAGGGCTAGGCCATGCGGACTGCAATCAGGCAGCAGTTAATCAATCAAATACCCGAAATCGATGGCCGCTGTTTTGAGCCCCACGCCGCCGGCGCCAAGACCCCGAAGCCATATCTGGTTCTGCGCCAGGGGGATGATACCCCGGGCACGCTCTGGACCGGATTCAGGCGAATCATAGAGGTCTGGCCCTACCTGCCCCGCACCACCTTTGAGGGTGTTGACGCCATGGTGCAAAAGGTGGTCTCGGCCCTGGGCGACCAGCCGCTGACCACGGCGGCCGGCGAGGTGTTCACCTGCCAGTACCTGGGGGTGGCCGGCCAGGACGTGGTGGATGAGGAATGGGATATTATCACCCGTGGCCTGCGGTTTTCCGTCCTGGCCCTCCAGCCGGTGGCGGTGCCGGAGACGGTGGCCGCCGACCCGTGGCTGGAAGCCCTGGCGGCCTGGACGGTTGCCACCCTGGGAGGCGCCTGGACGGCCTACCGCAGCGCCTGGCCCCTGGGCTATCTGCGCCCCTCGGTAATGTGGCGGGTTGCGGGGACAGAGATCAGGGAAAAGTCCAGGGCTGTGTTCGAGGTCCGGAAAAGGTTTATTGGCCACATCCTGGGAAGCACGCCAAACGAGCAGGCAGCCGGGATACTGACCGTGGTCCAGGAGTTGGGGTCCGCTGTCAAGCTGTGCCTGGACGCGCCCAATAAACGCTATCTTACTGTGCAGAGCCCTTCGGCGGATTACCGCGCCGACGCCCTGACCGCCGGCCAGCTGGCGGTGACCTTGAGCCGGTCAACCAGCAGGCCCGCCGAGGAAGTGCCGTATATCAACGAGGTGTACGGGGATGGGTCGCTATCATAGCGGAGGTGAGTTAATTGACGAACGACAAGGACAGAAAAACCGAGGTCAGGGAGGCTGTGTCAAGGTATTCCCGGCAGGAGCTGATTGCCAATGCCAGGGCCATCTTCAGGCATGCCCCCGAAGTGGTGGCCGGGGCGCTCCACGAGAACAACGCCCAGGAGCTGACCCTAGCCGAGGTGAAACAGGCAATCAAAGATTTTCTGGAGAGGAAGGCGATCTAAATGCCCAGCGGAGGAACCTGGTCTGCAACTGACTTACCGGTTCGGCCCGGGTTTTACATGAACTTTATTGCCGCTGCCCTGGCCGCCATTTCCACCGGCCCCCGGGGGATCGTGGCCATTCCGGTGAAAGCCAATTGGGGACCGGTTAAAACGGTCACCGAAGTGGCCAGCGAGGCCGAACTGATAGGTAAATTCAACAACGACACCGCTGCCGAGTACAGCGCTTATACCTGCGGGCGCCTGGCGCTGCTGGGGCAGCCCAAGAAATTACTTCTGTACCGCCTGGTTGACGGCGCGGCCGCCAAAGCCAGCAAGACCCTGGCCGACGGCGCGGCCGCCAACGTACTGACCCTGACCACCAAATACGAGACCGAGCGTGCCTTCAACGTGACCACCCGGGACGACCCCACCGATGTTGCCGGCAAAAAGCAGATCCTGCTCTACGAGGGGACCACCCTGCTTCGTACCTTTACCATTGCCAAGGGGGCCGCCATCGTGGACAACGCCGTGGCGGCCGTCAATAACGATGCCCTGAATGTGTGGATTACCGCCTCAAAGGTGGCGGCCGGGAACGGCACCCTGGCCGACGTGGCCAATTCGGCCTTTGCCGGCGGCAACGACGGGACGAGCGGAGTTGTGAATCAGGATTACATTGACGCCATGACTGCCTTTGAGGCCCGGGTGTTCAACAATTTCGCCCTGGACGGCAACAGCGCCGCCGACCTGCAGACCAGCGTCAAGGCCTGGGTCCAGCGCCTGCGGAATGAGGGCAAAAAGATCGTGGCCTTCCTGGGCGGATCCACGGCCGATGACGCCGACATCAACACCGCCAACACCAGGAGCCAGGGGTTTAACTTCGAGGGCGTGGTGAATGTCGGTGTTTCCGGGGTCCTGGACAGCACAACCTACTCCAGCGCCCAGGTGGCCTGCTACATTGCGGGACTTATGGCCGGCCAGGCCTTGAAAGAGAGCCTTACGTACGCCAAGACGGTATTTGACGATGTGTCCCCCAGGCTGACCCACAGCCAGGTTGAATCAGCAATCAATGCCGGCACCCTGGCGCTGGTCCACGACGGCGAAAAGGTTATTGTGGAAAAAGGCATCAACACTCTGACTTCCCTTTCGGCCGGCCAGGGCGACGGTTGGAAGAAAATTAAGATTATCCGGATCATGGACGCCATTGCCATGGATACGGCCAAGGCTG